TCTCGTTGCACCTCTAGGATTTTTTCTTGATCAATTCTATTTTGTCTATCAGCTGCAAATCTTTCCGATTGCAATTTGTTTAATCGTATTCCAGACTCATCAAGTTGTTTCGTATATGTAGCCCCTTCATTTTGCATATACTCAATATACTTACCTTCTCTGCGTAGTATTTCTAGTCTTTCCCGTTCATTTGCAATTTGTTCTTTCAATGCTTGTATTTGTTCAGGTGTTGCAGTGTTAACGTCCATCGCATTTGCTTGCATAATCAAATTTTTTAACTTGCCAACTCCGTGCATCGACATGAGCCATCCATCCGTCATTTTATCAATGCCCATCATTGCATCGTTAAAAAGAATTAATAATTGTTTGCCCATATCTTTGAACGTATCATCCCAAAGCTTTTGCATTTGGTTAAAACTACCTGCGGTTGTATCTACTAGTTCCTTTCCAAATCCTTTGTATTTTTCTGCTAAAATATCAATCGCTTTCCCGTTCGCAAGTTCTTCATCGGTGAGTTTTTTTAATTCTGGATTTGTTTTACCTAAAATCCCAACAGTCCCGGAAAGTGTAGCTGTTAATTGTGCTACTGATGTTTGTAAATCAGTACCCATCACAGCCGACAGATCAACTGCGGTTTGGATAAGCTGCATTGTTTGTTGTTCTGTTTTTCCTTGTACTAATAATTGTTGCTCGAGTGAAATGACTAGATCGTCATCATACATAGATGTCTGCTTGATTGTATTTGCAAACGCTATCATTCTTTCGGATGCACCAGCGGTCAAAAGTGTATTTTTTTGGGTAGCAAGGTTTAGTTGTGTCATAGCTATTTCTTGCTGCATTGCCCCTTTAACACCATCCATTAAAGCTTGACCGAGAGCCATGATGCCATTACTAACTAGATTAGCAACTGTAAGATTTCCAAGCAGATTTTTTTTAACATCAGTAAAAGTGTTTGAGAATTTTGTTGCTATAGATTTAGTCTGATCTGTTGTTGTCGACAATTTTTTTAAATTCTTTACGGCTTCATCGACTTGCATTTTTATGTATATTTGTAGTGTGTCATCCATCGATTACAGCTCCTATTAGTTTAAATGCGTCGAAAATCTGTCCTGTCCAGTTCATCCATCCATGGCCATACATATCGCCAAACTTTTTAAATGCAATGTAAAAATCCACAGCTCCGTAAAAATCCATAGTGAGTAATTCGTCACACAATTTTGGTATATCAAACTTTCTAACCTGTTGCTGTATCGATGTTTTATTACCCACTACTATAATCCTGTCTGGTTCGTATTTGCTTGGTCGATAATTACGCCAATCATCCTGCCATAAAATCAATGCCAGTGTTAGTTTTTTTTTGTTTCATCTGACAAACCGCTAGTCATGTATACGTATGTAGCAAGTTCATCATATAAACCTTTCAATCCAGGTTGTTTTTTCAGCTTATCAATCGTGTCAATCTTTTCGACTACTCCATCAATTTCAATTTCTAATCCATCAATCTTCTGGATTGAGAATTTTAGCATCGCATCATAGTCGTTGATCGGATCGATTTGGATTGATCCATCAGCTGATACATGGCTTTTAAACGTGCTTGTTTTTGTTCGCTCTTCAACCGTTAGATAGCGCAAAGTGATTTTTATCTGATCCTCTGCGCTTCTATTTCCATTCCATTCCGGGATAAAAACCTCTGACCTCACTAGTTTGATAATCATAAACTCCCTTTCTTATGTTATGTCTACGTACATACCACCGTCTGCTTGCCAGTTAGCCGAAAAGTTTTGTTTACCTCCAACTGGAGTTTCAAGCGATAGACCAGATAGCACAACAGAACCATAGAGTTTGTAGTCACCTGAAAAGTATAAATTAAGATTATACTTTGTCAAAGTTCCACCAACTCCGAAGCTTTCTATAAATGTTTTTTGCTGTGCGTCTGTAATGTCTAACGTCCCCTTGATACTTCCTGATGCATCAGCAAGACCATACTCTCGTTTTTTATGAGTATCTCCAAACGCTGTGACCTCGAAAATATCTGCTGACATTTCAGCATTCCAAGAATCAATGTATCCAACGGTACTAGAGCCATTTCGGACTAGGCCCGTTTTCCCCGCAAGTGTTCCCATTTTGTAACCTCCTCAATATGCTCTAATGCACATTGTAATTTTGTCATCATATTAGATATGTTGAAATTGAGCGCCTTCTCGCTTGCAATTTTTCCAACTCCTAAAGCCTGATCATAGTTATCATATACATAAGTCATGTTATATGCAATAGTTTCTGAGTCTGGTTCAAGTGCAGTAGTAGTAAATCTTTCCTCATCAATTTCGACTGTTACCTCTACGTCTTTTGTTTTGACATTAAATCCATAAGCAAAATCTTTCATGCCTGTTGTTTTAGTATAAATGCACGGAAGCCCTGTTGCCATTGCCTCATGTAAAGTCAACCCCCATCCTTCGCCTAGGCTAGGGAATACAAACGCATTTGCTTGTTGATAAAGCCCAACCATAGAGTCGTTATCTAACGAATCACTTGGTAAAACACGCAAATCAAGAAGCACATTTTTTTCTAAACACTCAATACCTGTCGCACCGTGAGCAGTTGATTTATATAATAGAAGAGAATTGTCAATAATATCTGGCCTGACCTCTTTTAATATCTCCCAAGCTCGTGATAGATGGAGATAGCCCTTTCTAAGGTTCAACGCACCAACCCATAGCCAGACAAACGGTTTTTTGAATTCTCTTTGATAGTATTGGTAAACTGGATTGACAAAATGAGGAATAACCCATGTTTCAACTGGTGTATATCTATCAAAAAGCTCTTTGCAATACTGCGAAGGCGTAAAAATATAATCAGCATCTTGTAACGCTTTTACCCACGGGGTAGGCACAGACGAAAACTCAAACATAGAGAATAAAATATTTACTTTTCCTGGCTCATACACAAACGTGGATGGTGTGCATATCTGCATACATATTTCTGCATCTTTGGTTATTTCATGACCGAGTTTTCGCAAACAGTATAGCATTTGTTCATGGGCTATCGTGTACCCGTAGCTATTCCCTCTTTTATCACAGCAACCTTTTACATCAATCTGCATAATCAACCCACACCTCAATTGATAAATCGGCACAATATAATTGTACTGCGTCCAACTGAATGTTATAATATCTTAACGACGTTGGTTTACTATCAGTTACAGTGCTTGACAAAGTATTTAATTGTTCGATCAACGACCGCAAAGCTTCGACTAATCTAAAAAGCCTAGTGATTGATTTTGCCTGAACTCCCGTATTGTTACAAATCACAGATAAAACACACGATAGTTTATATTGTGATCTCCCAAAAGCCATTCGTTCTATCTCTGCGTTTTCCGCACTGATTATTATAGCAGGATATTGCAAATCATTTTGTAAACCTCTGGCTCCTATTGTAACTTGTTGTACTGATTCGCTGACTAAACTGTCGCCTATCGCTGCTGTTAATGTTGACACATACGTTGCGATATTATTAGTAATTTGCGTTTTTAAATTATTTAATATTGTTTCTGTTACGCTTATCATAGATTATCCCAATCTTCTTTTAATAACCTTATTAAAATTTTTTGTCCAGTTTTATCTTCAACCTTATCTTGTATAGCCGGAATTAAATATGGTCTTTTCGGCATATTGACTTTTTTAGTCACAACCCATTTATTGCCAATCTTAAATCTTAATGCCTTTGCTTTTTTAGGAAGTATCGTTCCACCATATTCATGAATCCGTGAGTAAATAACACCACCATCCATGATCGAGCCAATTACAACACCACCTTTTTCTTTTGCTACACCCATTGAATTAAAAAGCTTTCCAGTTCCAACATTTAAAGCCTGCCCACGAAGATAGTTTTTCCTTGAGTGCTGTATAACTGCTGTCCCAAACCTAAAGGCTGCTTTTTCCGCATACTTCTCAAAGTTTAGAGTAAAGTTTTTTATCTTACGATCAAGTTCATTGAAATCTTTCAACTAGGATACCGCCTATACTTCTTCAAAATATTTTTCACGTTATCTGGTAGCGTAACAGCAAGAACCGATATTGTCCCGTCTGCATAACTCTGTTGCTGTACGTTCCATAGTTTATTCTGTGCTCGTTGGAATAGCCATCCTACAATCTCATAACAACATACTCGAAGATCATATGGAATGTTAGCCAATGTCCAACCAGCGGTATAAGTCAATTTTATATTTTGTATACCAATTGGAAAACCTTCCTGATACCATAAAAACCCTTCTTGCGCCCTAAGATGCACGCCAGAACTGCAATCAATTTTTGTATCTGCACCGAATGCATGATCACTATCTATGTAAAAATCTAGGCTTGTAGCTGCCGTCGAAACAGGAGCAGATCGTAAAATCATTTCCTGCTGACCATTCCCATCATAATACTCGGTACGCTGTGATGATAATGGATTAAATCCTATCTCCTGCTCGATGATGTTAGCCGATGCATCTATAAACTGACCGATGATTGCATCATAATCTGTGTCCAAAATGTTTAGATAGACTTTTGTATCAGCTAACGTCACTAAAAATATTTCCGAAGCGTATGTCATTTTATTACCTCAAATACCTAACTCTATCACCCAGTGGAACATTGTAATTACATTTAGAACATAACCCATTGAATATTTTATGAGCATGCTCATACAGCTTTGCTTGTTTCTGTAAATTAAACAAAGCTGAATCAATGGAATCACTAATAAGATTTGCATATTTATTTTTACCAGCGAAGTCGTGAGCGCACATAATAACTGATCCGTCCGCATAAATAATTAGCTTCTGTAAATAATCACATGGTTCTCTATTTACTGTAGGTTCAGTTTCGACCTCTCCCATTTGATTTTCAACTTTCTCGCTAATTCGGATAGAACCAGGAAAATCTTTAAAAATCTCCAACAAATTATCTGCCTTCTCTTGTGAAATTGGATTGCCTTTCCAAACCAAACAATGTAATTCAACTGTATCAATCTGTTTCATTCTAGAATACTGCGATTTAATATTTTCAACAACTTTCTCAAACAATAGCCCTGTTGTGTACTCATACGATTCTTTGTCAAACCCATTAAAACTGATAACTAAATGATTTACTTTAGGTATTCGTTTTAATTCTTGTGCGTTCGTTTGCATTACGATATATTTTTCTGTTTCTGTTTTGTCGATCAGGTCGTAAAACTTATCCATGTCTTTTAGCGTTGACATATCTCCTGTCGAGTTTAAAATTATCTTGTGGATGTATCGGCTTGATATAAGTTTTTTCCAGATTATTTCAAACACTGGATAGCTCATAACTTTTTTTTCCTGTTTCCAGCTTGGGCAAGTTTTGCATTTCGCTCCGCATTCTGTAGTGAGTGTGATTTTACATTCCATTATTTTCTAACCCCTTTCTTAATTTTATGCAACATCATACCACAACAAAAGCGTTTAAACCAATACTTTTTTCCACAGATCAAACAAATTTTAGCCATCTATAATAACCCCATTTATCCCAATATTTATTAGTGACAATGTAGACAAATTATCTTGTACGACTACCTCTATATAATCCGAACTATTCATAAGGAAAATACCAGATCCGCATTCAGATTCACAGTTTTTAACTGCCGAAACACCATATACTCCAGACGGTGCTTTAGTATCGAACTGCAAATTCCATCCATGTGATAAAAAATCACCATTAGTTTGGGCAGCCATTAAATTGTAATATGTTCCAGCGTCGTTATATCTAAACACAATCCCATTCGTTAAAGCGGTTAATGATCCGAACTTACCGGTATCCATATCAGAAGTGGATTGAATCAAAATTGAAAGTTGACTGATATACCAAATAGTATTGCCTGGTGGGTGAATATGATAAATCAATGGGGTTACGCTTCCATCGACTGCAAGATTTATTATTGCTCGGTCTATTGTTGCTGCGGTTGTATATGCATATTCGAGTGGAGTGTCAAGAGTGATAACGTTAGTTGCGACATTAACAACCTGGTATTGACTAAATCTATTCCCTTCCTCAAAAACCAATGTATTACCTGTTACTATTCCATGCCCAGCGGTCATTGTGCAAGTTTTTGCTAATGCCACAGCGTTTACAGCTAATGTAGGGCTTGACAATGCTCGATAAATATGTTCCGTCATCGGTATATAATCGTCTTTATATTTTCGCATCAATGGGATATGATGACCATTGTACCTATCAACTAGTGGTATAGTTCTATTGTTGTGTGCACTTCTAACATAATGCATCAGGACACCTCTTTTTTAAAATATCAATTAATTTTTTCCCTGCCTTATCCCATGTGAATTTCCGCACATGATCGGACTGTTTTTCTGCTCGCTCTGTTGCTGTTGCATAATCATTATATATAGCCTGTAAATAATTACTGATCTTTTGGATATCTGGATATAGTGCTTGTGTCGTATTATATAACTCTTTTCTCCCATCTTCACCATATCGCACAACGGCGATTGGTTTAGGTTTGCAGTGCAAAGGATATCCAAACTCTGGCCTCATAAAATCTGCCATCCCACTATGATGACTATAGATACATGGTACTCCTGTTGCTGCTGCTTCGTGTAAAGTTAGCCCCCATCCTTCGCCCATTGAAGGGAAAACAAAACCATGAGCCATGTAGTATAATGATAACATTTGTTCAGGAGTATAATCTCTTGTATCTATACTAATATTCAGTTTATTAAATATTCGTTCTTCTCTTGTGACCTGTGTAGTTTTCATTATCAGGTGTGCATTGTGTTTAAAATCTGCATTCTGTTCACAAGCTAATAGCCATGAATCAATCACATGCCGGTAGCCTTTTCTTTCGTTGCTTGCACCGATCCATAGAAAAATCATTTTCTCGCCCGGCTTCCATTCTCGCTTTTTATATGAGAAAACTTTCTCCACGCCTTCAGGGCATACATCAATTGTCTTGCCACCGATGTATGATCCAAATAAGCGTTTATTCCATTCGCAAGGGACAATTAGATGATCGCATAAATTAATCTTACTGATCCATTCTTCAGGCAAGCTAAGAGCTTCGTACATAGTAAACAAAAAATTAATCTTATCTTCGAATGGTTCAAAAGAAGGTGGCGTTGTGATATGAACCGCCACCTTAGCGTCTTTTGTAATCTCTACCCCGTGACGCATAACTGATTCTCTCATTAAACGGTTATGCATTGAGTATCCATAACCGTTACCTTTCATGTTCCAATCATGCGCCCAGAGTATTTTCATACTATTTCCCTGGTTTTGGCTTAGGCTTTTTAGTGCCTTTTTTTACTGTTTTGGTTGCCATTTGTTTAACTCCTATTTGTTTATTTTCATATTCGATCAACATGTTATGCAGCCGTTACGATACGTCCACCCTTGTTAGGTAGAAGATTTACGAATGCCCATCTTGTGAATAGCACGTATTGAGTTATGCCGGCGATCATTTTAGCGTATGGGTTAGCTATCAACTCAATGTTAGTCAACCGCTCTCCAATAACTACGCCTGCAAGATCACCAAAGTAGATGAACCCAGTTGACGCTGCACTAGTACTTGGCATCTGTGATCCTGTCAAAGTTTCGAATCCGTGCAAGCGACCGTTACCTCCTGCGCTTGGCGAATCAATAAACAGTGGGCGATTTTGAGAATCTTTTAAGCCATACAAAAAGTTCCATTTTACCGCATGAGAGCAGAACCATTTGCAAGCGTCTGTTACTTCTGTTACTGCAACTTTTGCTATGATTGCTCTAAGATCAGATTCTAACAATTCCGAGAAATTGCTTGATCCGGTTCCGAACACCTGTGAGTATCCAGCAGATTTCATAACGCCAGACATTGGATTTCCTGGCCCTAGAAAAACTGTCGAATCACAATACAAACCAACCGCCTCAACAAACTGACTCAATAACATTGCAGCAATTGGAGTTATTGAGTCTTGCAGCAATTCGGTAGAAACTTCTGTGTATGCAGCAATTTTTTTTGCTGTTAAAGTTGCTTGTGTAAAGCTTGGTGTAGCTTCTGTTGCATCAGTGGCTTCACTAGTTAATGCAACTGTCACTTTTGCATTCTCACGGTTGATGTAATTTACATCGGACGTCATTGGTATCATTCTCGCATAACGCATAGCCAGTGATTGTTCACGGATATAGGATGCTAATTCTGGTCTCAAAATATCAGGAGTTAAAAAACCACCAGCGGTAGTTGTTCCTTCATTCATTGCTTTCAATTGACTCATTGGATTAGAATGAGCCTGTTCCAATTTGTCAATCCAGAACTTCACCATTGTCTCTGCTTTTCCTTCATCTGACAAACTATCTTTCATTGCTTTTGCTGCATCTTCTGTTAAGTTCGGTGCATAAATCCTAAAGTTTTTAGGGATGTTCTTAAATCCTTCAATTTCTTTTTTTACCTGGAATCCTTTGTAGCGATCACCGACGCCAACGGCTGAAATCTTTCCGGGTATTCCAAAGTCTGATTTTAATTTAGCGATTTCCAATTCTCGCTCTTCAAGTTTTGCCTTGTATTCTGCTTCGGCTTTAGCTTTAGAAATTTCGGCAATTTCTTTTTCAATTTCGTCCTGAAATTGTTTGATCTTAGCTTCATCAGTTTCTTTACTGATTAGTTCTTTTAATATAGCAATTTTATCCATATTCTTACACTCCTTATTGTGTTGGTAAAGTTTATATTTTGCCTTCGGTTTGTCGACAATTTCGCTTTGTGCGATATCGAAAAACTTTCTTGCGTTTTCGTTCTCAATTGATCTCATTACAATTGCGTTTGGATTAGCAGGAATAGGCACCGCAGATACCTCTAAAAGTTCCCATTCTAAAAACTTTCTACCGTCTCCATTTTTAATTGGCTCATACTTTTTAGGGATAAACCCGATTGAGAATGTGTTCATAAACCCATTGTCAAATAAATATTTAGCCGTTCTGCCGTCTTCTGTATCTGCAAAAACTGCTTTTAATCTGACATCGTTATCCGTCTGTATCGCATCGATATATTTTCCTATCGGGAAAGAGCTTGAGTCATGTCCGAACAGCATAACTGGGTTTGTTTTCATAAATGCATCTTTATTTAGCCATCCCTTTGGCTCGACGATATCACCCATCCTATCGACATCTTTAGTTGTAGCGATAATCCACATTTCGTCATTTTCTTTGACAATCGTGTTTGTTGATTTTAATATTTTATTCATAGATTATTCCTCATATATTGCGTCTAAAACGCATCTGCAGTTGATTGTTTCCTCGGCTGGCGCACCTGGCGCATGAGGATACAATAACCCATTACTAAACTTTTGGTCGAAATTAATAGGCCCTAGGTCTTCTAAATGAGCGTGGTTCTCCCGATAGTTTCCAGAGCGTGTGCTGATCCATTGTTTTTTAGCTGGTGGATCTTCTTTCATCCCTTGGAATCTTCCATCGCTCCATGCCGTATATGTCTCTGTCCGTGCAATTGTTGCAGACCTTTTGATGATATTCGATGTTGTGTCTTTCAATTTTTGAACAATCAAATCTGCTGCCTGTTGTTCTGACATTCGTTCAGTTCGTGCGATTTCCAGAGCATCTTGCAAAGCTTTTTGCATATCATCACGGGCGGTGTCCAACACTCCAGTGATCATTTTCCCACGTTCCGACAAATCAGATTTAACCATCGATGGAATCATTTTGCCCGGATCGGTTATCGTTCCAAATCCAGTCTTTAAAGATTCTTCGAGGTATTTCATCCAAATCTCATTGATTTTACTAGAATCAAACATCGACTCGATTGCTTTTTCTATTTCGTCATCCTCATAAGCTTTTGTAATAAAACGACCATCAACCTTCTTAAAAATGTTTTTAAAAAGCTTTTGTTCTGCTTTAAAAAACTCTAGTCTCAACTCTCTATCAAACCTGCTTTGTATTTTTCTTATAGATAATTGTAAAGCATTCCATTTAGCAGTACGTAAACTTTTTAATGCGTCTTCTATTTTGCTTGATTTTTCTTCGGCTGCCTGTGTTACGATCCGTTCATCAACCATTAATTTTTGTTCTTGTTTCCGTAAACTTTCCGCTCTATCGAAAAGCATCTTCAATGCATCTTGCTGTTGTTGTAAAGCACCAGTTAATGCCGGATTAATCTGTGGTCTTTCTGGATTCTCTTCAAATCCTAACTCAAATCTTTCGTTAAGTTCGTCTGTGCTGAAACCGATGTCCCACAGCGTCTTAACTGATTGTATCTTGTTAAGCCATCTATAGTTAAGCGCTTCAATTTTCTGTATGTCAAAATATCCCTCATATCCAAGTGGATTCAACAGCACGCTATTTAATTGACTTTCAATCTGTGTCATTTCAGGAATTAAAGTTTTTACCCAAAAGCCTTCATCCTGGCTAAATGCTGTTGCTCGGTTCACATCCTCATATTGTGCAAGTTCAGTTTTGGGTACTTTGAAAACCATGCACGCTTCATCAATTGTTATTTTGAGAGCGTTTGAAAACTCCATGTCCTTGTTATTAGCTCCGAGCATTTGAGCCTTAAGTCCACCCTGCCCAAACATCGCTTTATGCCAGCGATCTTTTCCAGCCATCCAATCAATATACATTTTTTTCATCATTTCAAATTGGACGGGAGATAGCTGTTGCTCTGTAGACAAAAGCATAGGTGGAGTTCCACCATTCTCAAAAAACTTCTTGTTATACAGCCTTGCGTTTAAATCAAACTCTAATTGGACAAGTAATGGTTGTAATGGGGCGAGACCACGAATAGGATCACGAGGATTAAAAAACTTATCGTAAATATCTCGTTCTTTTTCGATAAATGTTTTAATTCCATTTTTAGAATAGTTCCAACCCTGAAAATATTCCTGTTCACCTCTCGTTAGT